TACGAAATATCAACCTGTAATTGAATATTTAAGATCAAAATATAATTTCAATACAGAGTTTATTCACATAAATTGCGACACAAGGTTAACGAACATGGAAACAGAATTATCAAAACTTCTTTTTGCCATCAAAGATGATTTTGATTATAACAATTTCAATAATTGTTTTGATATTATTGAACAAAAAAAAGCATGGTTATCCAATTATATCGATAAAGAGTATTATGATCTTAATAAAGCAATAGATTTCATGGGTGTTGAAAACATTGAGAGCATGGGTTATTCTCCTGATATTCAAATTAATAGTAAAAAGTTTATGGAATTTAATGATAGATTTGGAAAGGTTTCCATGATTGAGGACAATATGAATGATTACAATGAAACTGATTTTTGTAATTATTTTAGAGAAGTTCTTGTTGATCCTAATAATTCTTTATATAAAAAGTATAAAGATGATATTTGTACGGATGATCAGTTTTATGAAGCTTCTGCTTCAATATATATGGAAAATGAAAAAAGAATTAAAAGAAAAATCAAACCAACTATTCATTTTTTCATACCACTTAGAGAGGATACAACTCTTAAGTTGGTTAAGGGTCAATATTCTGAACAGTTAATGATCTTTAATTTTGCAAACTATATAAAAAACTCTTCTTTTTGTGCTTTACTACCAAAAATACAATTTGTACAGGAGTTGTCTAGTATCTTGACAACATTATATAAACCAGATGATCAATTTGATATTGATTCAAAAATATTTCGTGGGGAGGATGTTGTTTTAAACAATATCAATTACACTGAATCTTATAAAAAAACAAAAAAAATAAAAACTTTCCTTTTTCTTTTAGAAAAGGGTAAAAAAATACCAAAAAAATATATTGAGTTATTTAATTATACAAAAGAAAATGAAAAAATGATTGTTCAAAATCTTGAAGATTACTTAATCAAGGAATTATCCTTTAAATTTGGCTCAAAGGAAAATTATTCCTTTAGAGATTTTTTAGTTGATAATGGTGTAAGCAATTGTAAAACCGACTTTTACTCCACAAAAACAAAAACAATTTATGTACCTCTTGGATCAATATCAACTAGTTCACAGTCTGTTTGGAAAAAGACGAATATAAATAGAGAAAAACATATGCCTGATAACAAAAAGTGGGATGTCCAAGACACTATATCTTTTTCGGAAAAAAACAGAATAAATGATTTTTTTAAGTATTCCTGTTCAGAACAACCATTGTTTGATTCGCCATATAAGGAAAAAGAATGGTTATCTTCTATTAGTAGTTGTGATCACCCAATGTCCACTTCTATTAAAACAGAAATGCTAAATCAGTACATGCCTTTTTATGAGAAATTAGAGAAAACAAATATGTATGATTTTTTGAGGAATTCAAGCTATATATGTAGTCAATTATTACATTTTTCTCTTTTATCCATGAAAAATAATTCTTTTTCCTTTTTCAATGTGGGGATACCTAATTGTTTATTTATAGTAGCTGGTTGTCATAATAGAATTTTTTCAGAGGGAGGTAAACCATTCATGTGCGTTGTTGTAACAAAACAACCAGATTATTATGAATCCATTTTTGGAACTGTTTATAAACAACAAATTATCAACACAGATGAGTTTATATGTGTAACAAATTGGAGAAGATTACCGACCTTTAAACTAACACATATGAAGGATTCCTATTATTCTGTTGTTTCAAGCACAATGAATAGTATGTTATCCTCAAGCAACATGGAATCAGTTCTTATACCTGATAAGTATGAATACATTTTTTCTTTTAGAGGATTAATATCCCTTTGTACAAATCAACATGTTGCCGAAATCCTTATGGACTCTAGATATGCTTATATGTCTGCATTTGCAACGCATACAAATATCAATAAATTACTTGTGGAAAAATTTGGTCCACCATATGATTGTTCATTTAGTTGTTGGATAGTAGATAGATTATTAAATTATTTACCAAAGATCCACAATCATGCAAAGACTGTTGGTTTAAACCCACATGAAGCTAAATTTCATTATGGTAGAAGAACAACAGAATCTACCGGTGGTGGTGTAATTCTACCTTCTGTTTGGGGTGATTATTTAATGGCAGATATTCACGAAGTTCTAGATGAAGCCTTTGTTTATGTTCACACAATGAAAGAACCATCTAGTTTATTCCATGAAAACATTAAAGCTATTAGTACAATTCTTGAATATCAAAAAAAATATGATTTGTTACCATATAAAATCAAGGAGGGATTATCAAACAAAATGGTTGATATACTATCTTTCTTAAATTATGATACTAAAATAGGGTGTTCAACTGGTTTAATAATCCAATCAGTTAAGCATACCATTCAATCAGAAAAACCAAATTTAAAGAAAATAGTTGACAATATAAATAATGAATCTATCAGTGAACTTATAAGTACTAAGGCTGTGATAAGTGATATTGATAGAGTTATTGTTGAAGATAAAGGTGTAACAAAAAGATACGTTAAACATTCCATGGAAAAGATAGAAAAATATCAAGGTGATATGACAGAAACTATCCTAGATAAAATCGAATCAGACCCGTCCATTAAAAAAACTATTGATTTAGCAAATGATTTTATCGTAAATGAGAATGGTGAAGTTGTTGCTGATATTTGTATCAAATCTCAATACGGGTCTAAAAGAGAGTTTTACGTTATTAATATTGGTGCTAAGGCATTGGCTAGATGCACTGAGCTCTTCTTTAAAAAATTGTCAGAAAATAGTCCAAATGAAGCAATATCTATACCTGGTGATAATAAAACAATAGCCATGCAAAGGATGCTTGATAGAATTTATTTAAATCCTAATATTCACAAAAAAATGAAATTAAAGTATGTCAATGGCGATTGTACAAAATGGTCTGCTGCCGAAACAATGTCTTCTTTCCTAGCTCTTACCATTGGTCTAAAAGAAAATCTC